CGTTATTTGGTCCAAGATCACGTAGACTACCCCACTGAATAACTTCTTCGTTCAAGAAGTAGATCTGATTGCTTACACCAGCTTGATCCATGATCCATGAATCGAATATTTCGTAGGTGTAGTTAAAGTCGCCTTCATACGTTTGGATAGTGTCACCACGCTCACTATTAACACGGTTAATAGATCTGCTGGTTGGCATTGTATCCGAAATATGAGTGCGTAGGCTTGTCGGAGCGACCACAGTGCGGATCTTAGCATTGAAGCGTTGTTCAGCTGCGGTCACTAACTGTTTGTAAGTGATTGGGCTGAATACTTGGTTGGTCTCAGTTCCGGTGTAGTAATTGCTACCGCTGGCAGTAATGGTTAAATTACCAACGTTGGCAGTAGGATTATCACTGGATTCTGGGTTGGTCCAAGTTACAAACGCTTGTAGGTTGCCAGTTGTTGGGTTGAATGAATGTGTTCCTGCGAACGAATTCAATGATCCCATACGACGACCTGCTTGTGCGGCACCAAAGCCGCCGCTGTATGCACTGGTGTTACCTGACTGGCCTGAATACTTGGTGCCAATCTGGTCATTACGAACCAATTGCATTTCAACGTCGAACATAAGTTCGATCAGCTGTTTAACTTCTTGATACGCTTGCGGATCTCCACCAGATTGTTCAACAGCGCGAGCAGTGCCGGTAGCACCAACGGTTGTTGAGAAAATCTGTGTGTAGTTGCCCAGGTTGTTACGCTGATTGCTGCTTGCATTAGCAGCGGCAACTGCTGCACCTTCCAAGTTGGCCTGCGCTGCTGGTAGACGATACACGTCGTTGGTCCAAAGAGGTAATGTAGAAACTACTTTACGCTTCTTGGCCATACACATGTTTAATACTGGTGTGTCATCTTTGACACGGTTTGATACGTCAAGATCTAGATCTTTAACGACGATGTCGGAAGCATAAGCTCCAGTTCCGTTACCGATTTGGCTTGTGGTAATTGTGGCCATTTAATTTCTCCTAAGTATTTGGCTATATTTTCTAACGCCCTCTCGCTGCTCTTATCTTTGATAGTTGAGCTACAAGAAGGTTATCTGCGGCTTTTTTATCACCGCCCTTGGCTTTTGCACGAAGTTGAGCGACATCATCTTGGGATCGATTCGAGGCTGAATTACCACGTTTTCCGGTCAATGCTGCTATGCTGTTACCAGCTTGCCGCACTGTGCCTTTGCCACGATATTTCAATCCATCTCTGACCAGCGTCATGATATGTTCATCGCTGGAGATAAGATCTATATTATCGATGCCAGGCACTAATTGACGATGGGCACCTTCCCAACCTTTCGAGACCTTTTCTCTGATCTCCTTATAGACAAATTCATTCCTTAACTCTTTGTCTTGGAATGACTTACGACCCTGCTCCAGTATCGACTGCACTTGACCTCGACGTATCTCATAGAACTGATCTACGTTGGGTTTCAATTGCTTGATTACACCGGCCTGTTGGCTAATGTATCTTTCATTTTGATTCATCGCTGCTTGTATTCTAGCTAACTGCGCTGGATCGTTGGTCTGTGCTAACTGCTGGTTAAACGTCGTTTGGTAATTCTGTGTCTTAAGGATCTCATCGTAGGCCTTTTGAAGCTGTGGCTTTACGGTAAATTCCATTGCCAATATGAGACCTTCTGTGTGAGCCTGTTTCTCTTTGAGATATTCATCAAACTCACTGCGTTCGATCTTTAATTGTCTTGCTTCTTCGTGTATTGCTCCGCCTTGTCCTAAAATCGCAGCTGCCTTTTTGGCGTCTATCTCGACATCTTTACCATTACGTTTGAACTTGAACTTAGCGTCCGGATGTTCATCCGCAAAGGCAATAAAGTCGATGACTTCGCCATCTGTCGAATCGCTTTCGCTTACCTCTTCAGGGGCTACGGCTTCGTCAGTGCTGTCTACTATCTCACTGGATTCTTGCGAATCAATTTCTGGCTGGTCTGGATCGTCGATCCCCGCCGGTGCCACAGGGCTACCCGATGCTGCCGCTTCAGATGAACCTGTCTCAGTTTGCTTGGTAGCGGCCGGTTGATTACGCATCGCGGTCATTTTGGCTACTATGGAGTCCAAGCTGGGAACTGCATTTTCGATAGGGGCCGCGCCGTTGGCGTTAGGACTATCAATTACTTCTGTTGTCATTTATTTATTCCTTAATGTTATTCTTGGGATCTACGGAACCATTCTGTAGATTTACCAATCGATTCTTATAGTATGTAGCTCTTTTCAACATGCTAACGAATTTGTCTATGCCCGCTAGGTGATTGCAGACTGCTATCCTCCGGGCGTTATCATCCTGTGAGTGACCAGTTACGGCTATCAATTCATCGCTTAATTCAAACTTATATTGATGTATAAACAGGGCCAGTTCGCGGTTCAGTAGCAGTGCTTCTGCTTGACTTCCCCATGCTTTAACTTGGTCCTGCTGTGCCGGGGTCATGGTCTTAATGTTATTAGGATCCACACGCGGTCTGGCATTGAATGCATCTATTACATCACGATCTATCATTTCAATTCCTCGGGGTCGATTAATAATTTGTTGCTTTTCTTTCCTTGAGCAAGCTGACTGCTTCTAATTGTCGCTGTGCGGTATTACCCGTCACGTCGGCTTTGATCTCTTCGGTTCGAGCCTTATCTAGATCGGCCCGTGCTAACTTAGCTTGATCATCGGGACTTGGAGTCTTGTTCTGGCCCGCTTGTTGGCCTTGTTTTATCATCGTCATGACTTCGTCGTCGCTGGGCAAGTAAGTATTACAATCTTTGATACCCAACACATATAATGTATCGGCGTAGGGTTTCTTGATCTTCTTGAATATTTCAGGTGTGAGCGTGCCTGCTGCTGTCATGGCCGCGACTTCCTGATATAGTTGTATCTGAACTTGTTTAATTATCTGCAAGCGGTTTAGGCTGTTTTCTTCTGACTTCATACCTAGAGCCAATTCTATATGGATTAGACCGCGTTGGCAGAAGTTCATATCATCGAATGCCTGTGCGTCTAAGAACACGCTTTCTTTATCCGGATGATATAGTTGTGCTAATTTACGCACACCGTAGTCATCTCCGTATTGCACCAAGGTCCGCCAGGTAAGCCATATGGCTTCTTTGAGTCCTTCTGCACAGTTCTTAATGGTATTGTCCTGTATGATCTGATTGGGACTTAGAGCCATCTGTAGTTTAATACCGCTGTTGCCTGGAGCCATGACTTCTGGATTAAACACATCTGTGGGTTGTGTCATGCCTATCATGGCCATGACATCGCTTTGTATGCGGTTCAATGCTGTATCGATGAATGCTATACTGCCGCTGGGCGGAGGTAAAGGATATATGTCTGTGGCTGGATCGAATTTGCTGTCCAATATAAAGATAGCGGCTTCGCCATCTTGCAACATCTCGAAGTCTACCTTGTCAGGTTTAACTCCTAATCGCGGTGTGGCTGTAAGTAGACCCAATTGGATCTCTGCTCTATGGCCGGCTGTGGCATACTCCTGCATGGGCACTACGCTTTCCGCTATGCTCATACCATAGAAGTTCTGGCTCAAAGGTTTAGGACACATATTGGCCACTGGGATGAATTCTACTTCCTTGGCACTGACTATGTATTGTCCGGAATAGACCATCTCGATCAATTCCAGTTCACCGTCGCCATCGATATCATAACGATTCCAAACGGTCAACATACTGATCTGACGTCCATCCGGATCCTGTGCGTTATAACCGCTGCTGGGTAGACCATTGATAGGCACACTGTCTCTTGCGTGTAGAGCCAAGTTGTTTAATAGACTGCCTGCTTGATATGCACCCACGTTGCTGTATGCGGAATACTTACGGAACAATTCTAGATTGATATCTGGATATAGTTCTGTAGCTTCCTGTATGCTCATGGGATCATAAAATCCGCAGAATGGTTGTTCTTGGATGCTGATTACCGTAGGGTCGCACATCCAATAGTGTTGTGCTATAGGACGCCATTTGACGTTGATAGTATAACCCACTAGTTTGTATTTGGCTTCATATGATGTATTGCGGAGGATGCTTTCATTGACCAATTGATCTGCGTCGTCCGCTGTGATCTGCTCTATAGGATCTTGGTCCAGTTCGGCAAAGTTGCCGCCGGCGGCAGAATCGGCCATGGCCATCATATTGTCACGTGTGGCATCGACCTTCTCACGTGCGCGACCCTGTAGTTCCTGTGAGGTCTCATTCATGACCGCATCGAGGTCGACATCGATCTTGCGACGACTTTGACGTGTGACTGTTAATCCAGCATCGCGAGCTTGCGCTTCGAATGCCTGTAATTGATCTGCTGTTCCGCTACTGGTCACGTAGCGTGTGATCTGTTCGCGACGCGGTGCGATCATCATCTGACCATTCTTATGCAGTGCAGCATCCATAACCCAATGTTGCAGTATGGTATGCGGTTCGTTCATCTGATTGACAACTTTGGAAACCATCTCGGTGGCCTGCCGTGCTGCCACTTCGTCATCCTCATTGTCCGCTACGAATTCAAAGTTGATATCACCATTGGGCGAGATACCTTTAGTGATAACTGCGGTAGCATAATCCACAGCAGGTTTGACGATAGGATGAATATAATCGATACCGTTGACAGGTTCTGTGCTTTGTGTTACTGCCAGTGCCAAATAATGATAATCGCTGGCTCTGTTGATATTGTTCTTTGTAGCCAGCAGTCGTAGATACGCGGCACATTTCTGGTCCATCATACCTTTCATCTTAAGAAAGCGGGCTTCTTTACTGTTAGGTGCTGCTATATCAGTAGATATAAAGTGTTTTAGATCAAGCATGTGTGTTTTCCATATGGCTATTGATTATTTAGCCCGTTGCTGGCGCGGGCGGGCCGGGCCCTAGCGCGATGCATCATATGTTTTCTTCCATGCCGGAGTCTCAGCCGGAGTGCGTGGGCGATAGAATTGTTCGCGAATTTCTGCCATCCGACGTCGAGGATCTTTGCCATCGTAGGGTTCTGCTATGCCTCCTAAACAGCCTAATAGGGCATAACGAGCACTATCGATGCAGTCGTCGGGGTCGCTAAAGCGTCCTTGCACATCTACGTAGTAGTTCTGTGCTTCTCTTAAGAACTCTACACAGTTTTCGTTGATCTGCATGCTGCCCAATTCCAGCATCTGCCGCATGCTGTTGATACCAAAACTCTTGTGATTGGTAGTGCGGCCCTGTGCATCCGGTGGATTCATTATGGGCGTGGGATGCACATTCAATTCGTATTCCTGGAATAGAGTCCGTATGCTTTGGCTGCTCATAGTATAGCGGCCCGGTGTGCTGGCATCCGCGGGTAATACTATGGGACAACCAAATACTTCGGGTCGCATGAGATGGTTGATATAGTTCATAGGGTTGGCTTCTTCTGCACCCTTGACCACTATCTGACTTTGCATCCAAGCTGATCTCTCGCGTGGATCCCAATACAGCAGGGTAATTACCGTGCGGTCATTGACCAAGCCCAGATCAAGAGCAATAATACGATGCATATTTGGTAAAGTTCGAAAATCATAATCTCCTGTCCTATACGTGGGCCACGTGGTCAATTGGAACACAGCACCCTTGCCCATGACAGGACGGCCGTGTTTACGTGCATCACGTTCGTGCGGTAAGTAATCTCTTTCTAATTGCAGCCGGGTCTCTTTGAGCAGGAAAGGTTCTCCCCATAGATCATATTCTGGAACATCATCCCAGCTGACTCTTATGTGTTGATATCCTTCCTCATGATTCCAGAACTTGCTGACCAGACCATTCAGACCTTTCAATGGTGTGAACGAACAGAGGACCTGACCCTGCGTGGTAGCGGTTCTCGTGACCAATTCGCTGAATATCTCATCCGGAGGTTGTTCATCGAATACCACCAGATCCAACTTGAATCCCTGTAGGTTACGCACTTCCTGTGTATAGTTACCAAACAAGAGATAACTGTTGGTGCCGGATGCATGGCGTATCTCTACACCTATAACGTTGGCTCCATCGCTACGCATGGTATCTTCTACTATGGTATGGCGTGGTATGGCTCCTGTGCCCAATTGGTCTCTCAATTTGACATCGCGAGTGCCCATGAGTTCTTCCTGCAACACGCGGGCTACCTGTTCCCATCCTTCACCGGCTACAAACACGGTGATGGGTTTTTCAAATCGACGTCCGGGCCACCAATCAGGATATAGACCCGTTAGGTGCATGGCAGTTTCGTAGCAGGTGCTGACGGTCTTGCCGATCCGGTTAGCGGCCAAGATGCCTCGACGTGCCGCGGCTCCGGTCTCAAAGAACTTTAATTGATGTGGAAATGGGCGGAAATATTTCAGCTGGTTATGCCGCATGTCATCCGCGGTCGCCATGGCTAGATCTAAAAAGTTCTGTTTAGTATAGAAATCAAACGTGTCTATACCCGCCACAGTGAGATTGTTAAGATCGGCTACGTAGCGTATGGCACGTCGAGTCAGTAGCTGAGGATCTATCATTGGTCCAGCTTAAGATCTTCTCTCAATTGATGTAGATAGTAGGCCGCTGTGCTGAGAGCAGCCAACTCCGCGGCGCTGACTCGCCATGTCACTGGGCGGGCCACATCTACACCGTCGCGCTTGTCCAAGCCGGCTTGCAAGCGTTCCATGACCAGTCGTAATGAATGTTCGACCTGGCCAGGATAACGTTCAGCAAAGGCCTCGCCATGTGCGCGATTGACCTTCTGCATGATCTTAACGTCAGCGGCGGCTTCAGCTTCGATCCGTTCGCGACGTTCTGGGTCCATACGTATAGTGGACATGTCTTAACCCCAAGGGTTATCGATAATCGATTGATTGAGGCTGACGAATTCGCGATCGATCCAATGATCCCAAACTTTAAGTGTCTGCATCAATGCACGTAAACGTTGGCCCATGGGTGTAACGGAGCCATCGGCTCGCACTATCAATTGTTCTCCGGTGCGGGGATCGACCCATTTAATGATCTCAGGCCGTGTGCGACCAAACTTGTCTATCTTCTCTCCCATGGGGCGGGGTTCGATAGGACCAATTACTTCATAGGTAATCATACCATTGAGATACTTGCGAAAGGTCACATCTACTTTCATATCGCGACTACGGCATTCTGCATCCGGATGTGGAACAAATCTACTGTGGAAAGCATTCTGCATTTCTGTGGCTGGAGGCAAACTCATGTCACGTGTGGGCACCGGCCGCATGGGTTCTTCGGGCACCATGTCGTTCTTATCTAGATAAGCATTCTCGTTGCCTATAAATTTA